CTACGGCTCCGCCTCGAACACCGGCGTGAACGCCCGGATCGTGCAAGGCGTCGGGTTGACGTGGCGGATCCTCACCCTGCCCTGCCCTTCCCAGGAATCGTCGATCGGCACCTCGACATTGCCGGTGTAGAGCTTGGCCCTGCCGTCGGGCGCAACGATCGAGGGCATGCGCACGGCCTCCCAGCGGCCGCGCAGCAAGGACTGCACCTCAAGCCCGGTGGTGTCGGTCTCGAGCAGCGACAGGATTGCTTTCGCCACTTTCTTGCGGCGGCCGACGAGCGAGCCGTCCCGGCCGCCGACATCGAGTTCCAGAGTGTCGGCCTGCGCCTGGAACGGCAGCCCGACCTGCCATTTCGCTGCCGTGGCACCGGCGGGCAGCGTCAGCTGGCCAGAGGCGACGGTGAGGCCGCGCAAGACCTTGCCGTCGGCCAGCACGTCGACCTTTTCGCCGTTGAGGTGGCCGAGGCCGGAGACGACGTTGACAGGCGCGCCGGAGTAGGTCAGCCCGCAATCGACCTGCAAGGCGTCTTCCAGTTCGCCATATTCGAAGGGCGGCTGCATCACCTCGATGTAGCGCTTGGTCACGCCGCCGATGTTGCGCTTGACGAACAGCCAGATGTCGTCGACGCCGTTCTGGCCGGGCGTGACCACGGCGCTTTCGACGACCGCCCAATCCGACCCGGAGAATGTCCCGCCGAAGCGGTGCCGGTGCATGCCGCGCACCTCCTGGCTCGGCTGGTGCGTGTAGCCGCCGAGCTCGCCATTATCGAGTGGGAACCACAGGATCGGGTCCGGATCGGTCTGGTAGGCGAGCTCGACCACGCCCTGCTTCGGAATGTGCTCCGATATCTGGCCGATGTCTTCGGACTGATATCTGCTGGTCTGCACCTGGGTCAGCTCGGCGATCGCCCGGCGCGAACGCGTGACATAGAGGAAGGATTGCCCGGCATCGACCGGTCGGATGCGGGCGCAGCCGAAGGTGCGCGAGCGGCGGTTCTTAAAGGAGGACGGCGTCAGCGCCTCGTCGATGCCGGAGCCCGACAACGCGCGGATGCCGCCGGATGTGCCGATCAAAAGCGCGCCGTCGGAATCGGCGATCCACAATATGTCGTTGGCCTGGCCGCCGCCGGCCTGGACGAATTCCAGCGCGTCGTCGTCCTTCTCGCCGAGCGCGAAATTGTCGAAGTCGCCGGTGGCCGAGGCATAGATGGAAAAGCGCCGGCTGAAGGCCAGCCGCTCCTCGTAGAGCGAGCCGGACTCGACATATTTGCCGGGTACGAAAGTGCCGAGCCGCCAGCGGGTAATCGGGCTGGTGTTCGGAAGGGCATGGCCGTAGAGCACAATCTTGACGACCGTAGTGCTGATGCGGCTGGTGATCTTCGCCCAACGCCAGACCCCGTCCGAGCCGAGCAGGCGGATGGCGCGCCCGACGTCGGAGGTTTGGAAGCCGGTGCCGTCATTGATGCCGGCCGTGCCCGATGCAGTCAGATCAAAGGGTGCTTGATCGTCTGCCGCTACGTGGAACGACAATTCAGCCGAGATGGCGTTTGCCGCATCGTCACCGCCGCCGCCACTGAAAACCATCCGATGATATTCAAAGGCAGACTTGTTGAAAAAATCATAGAACCGCGTTTCACCATTGCCCCAGCCGGTCTCTCCGGTGCGGGTGTCAAGCGTCGTCCAGGTAGCAGCGTCGTTCGACCCCTGAATTTCCCAGGCTGTGAAATAGTCATATGCCTGGGTGGCTTTGCTCGATGTCGTGAGCCAATAGGCGTCGACGATTCGCCTCGCACCTCCAGCAGTGCGATATTGGATGAAGCCATCGCCGCCCGCGGATAAGCCAAGATGCTGCGTCTTGTCGCGGTCGAACATCTTGTAGTCATCGGCGCTAGCCGCGGTTGCCGAGGCCGTGCCGGCGGGCGTCGTGTTCGAGGTCATCTTCGGCGTTAGAGAGCCAGTGTCGGCCGGCGTCAGCGTGGTGGCGGTATCGGTTATGTCGTCATAGGGACCGTCGAGAAACTGAAAATCTGTCAGGGTCCACGTCGTGTGCGCACTGCGCGTCAGCACCTTGGGCGGGTAGTCGCGGTGGGTGATCCACATCTGGTCCGCCGACTGCACATAGGCGAGTTCGAAGAGGTCCGCCTCCGGATAAGGCGAGGCGATCTCGACGGTGCCGACGCGCGCGCCATAGGCATAGACGCGGATGTACTGGTCACCGAATTCGAGGCAATAGGCCTGGTCGGAAGAGAAAATGAACGGGACGCCGCGCGTCTTCTTCGCCGAGTTCTTCACCTCGTTGACAAAGTAGGTGCCGCCGCGGGCACGGATGCCGCCATGCGGCAAGCTGACGAAGTTCTCGCATTTCGCCAGCGCCGCCCGATAGAGATCGAGCGACGCGCGCGAATGGAGCCTGGGCGAGATCTCGCCGCGGGTGAAGACATCTTGAACGGGGTAGAGCGCAGTCATCTAGCGGACACTCCGGAAATCGCCGCGCTGCTGGGCCCAAGCTCCGGTGTAGAGGCGGCCGCCACGCTGGATGGCGTTGGCCGAGAAGGCGGCGTCGAGCGCGCGGTCATAAGCGGCGCGGGCGATGTCGATCATGCCGGCCTTGTGGGTCAGCGGATGCGCTATTTTGATGGCCAGGGCCGCCACCAGAACTTCGGTGAACAGTGCGTCCCAGTCGTTGGGATCGGTGAGGTTGGCGAGGTAGCGGATCGATAGCGGCCCCGGCTGGTCGGAGTAGATCAGCCCCGCCTCCTGGCGCCAGGAGATCGGCACGCCATCCGGCTCGCCAGTGTCGGTCAGCGGCAGCGGCCGGATGCAGTCGGCCGGCAGCTCGTAGACATAGTTCAACCTGCAGTCGCCGTTGCCGGTGTCGGAGCCCGGGATCAAGGCGGAGAGGATGGCGAACACCCAGGCGTGCTTTGCCAGCTCGCCCTCGCGGGTGAGGTCGAAGTGGAGGTTCAAAAGCCGCGCCGCCTTGACGTCCTGGTCGAGCGAATCGATCGGCGCCTCGTCGAGGACGGCTAAAGCCATGTTGGCGATGTCGAGCGGAGTGATGGCCATGGGTCAGCGCCTCGTGGATCGAGCGGGGTTGATGAATTCGGGCATGAAAAAAGCCGCTCGGAAGCGGCTTGGGGTTCGCAGTTACGATTGGCGTCGGAGCGGCAGCTACTCTTCCAAATTAAACGCGCCGGGCAAGCCCGGCGCGTTTAACTGCAGAACTGCCGCAGTCTAGAATTTCATCGCGACGCCGACACGGAAATCATGCGACTGAACAGTGTGCTCAAGCACACAGCCGCCGCCGCAATATTCCAGCGTCTTCTTGCCGAAGAACGAGAAATCATACTCGCCACGCAGGAAAACGTTGTGCGTCAACGGTACATCGACGCCTGCGCCGACAATACCGCCAACAAGAGTCGCATCCCGCTCTGCAAAGCCGATTGCATTGGTCTTCAGCCGGGACGCCGTCACACCAGCCGCCACGAAAGGCAGATAACCACCCATGTCCATGCCGACGCGGCCCTTCAACGAACCGAAGAGGCCAAGTGAAGCATCGAGATCACCCGGACCCGGCACGTCGTGGAAATGCGATTTCTTGAAACGATAACCCAACTCCCCCTCGACACCGTAGACGATGTTGCCGGACTGGAAGTTGTAACCGGCGAAGCCGCCGATAGTCGGTGAGCCAACATTGTGGGTAACGTCGGCCCCGATATTCGGTTCGCGGATCTTATAGTGTTCGAGCGTACCGGCGCCGAAGGCGCCGGCATACGCTCCCTGCCAGGTCCATTCCGTCGTTGCGGCCGGGGCCACAATGTCGGCAGCCATAACCGGCCCACCAACGGCAAGGCAGAAAACAGAAGCAAGCAAAAGCGATTTCATGAAGCAACCCCCTCGATTCATCATCATCTTCTGATATCTCAGATGTCGCGGGACTGCTGTGACCAAAAGAGCACTCCCCAGCCAAATTCGAAGAAAGCGCTGACGGATACTCCGTTGATTTCGCTTCTCTATACGAGATGTTGCTTGCGAAATCGGCGAGGCACGCAAACGCTGATCAAGAGGGTCAGCCGCGCAGCGCGAACGAGGGCTTACGCCCTCGCCGCTTAGAGAGAAAACTCTCCCGTCCGGGCTCACGCCTCCGTCGTCTTCAGCGCGATGAAGCTCATATTCTTCACGCTGGACGCCGTGCGGTCCCAGTTCACCGCCAGCGCCAGCTCGGCGTCGGTGGCGAATTCGCCGGCGGAGGCGTCGAGGAAGCGGGTGCCGGGCACATGCACCACGAAATGCCTTCGGCCGACCATTTCGGTGACGCCGCCGCCATGGCCCTGGCGCGGCTTGCGGTCGAACTCCAGCGGGCCGCCCTCGGAGTTCACCGGCAGCTCGTTCCACAGGATCGCCTTGTCCTTGAACATGAAGGCCGTGTAGACGCCGGCCGCCTGCGGAATGTCGTCGTCGACCACGCAGCGCAGACCCATGTAATAGGGGATCAGCGGCCCGCCCTGCTCCGAGGACGGCACATAGTCGATGAGGTCGGCGAGCTTGAGGGCCTTCATCTGCTTGGAATGCATCCAGATGGTGCGGAACTTGTCCGCGCGGTCGCCCATCAGATACGCCGCCTCGATGATGTCGGTGTCGACGATCGAGGCGCCGGTGGTGCGCACCAGGTCGCCGCCGTCGTTGGCGACGTTGTCGGCGAGCACGCCCTTGAGGATGCCGAGCAGGGTCAGCTTGTTGGCGCGCTGCCAGTATTCGGTCTGGCGGCGCACGATCAGCTTCTGCGGGTCGTCACCGGCGAGGATCGCGGTGAGATCCGGGACGCCCCAGGCCTGGGCGCGGACGTTGCGGGCGGCGACCTCGCGGCGCGAGCCGATCTTCTTCATCTCGATCGAGTCTGCCGGATCGTCGTTGACCGGCTCGGACGGATCGTTGCCGAGGTCCTTCCAGCCGGGCATGTCGACGGAGCGGCCGCCCATCGACAGCTTTGAAGAAATCGCCGGGTCGGAAAACAGGATGCCGGCCTGGTAGATCTCGAGGGACTGGACGTGCTCCTCGAACGAGTATTGGGCATAAACGGACGGAACGATCGCGTCCGCGATGCGGGTATAGGCGTCTGCCATTCTTTTGTTCCTTCAAGGGTTTGGTTGGGGCGGCGAAGTTGCCCGACGCAATTCCAGGAAAAGTGTGAAGCGGTTTTCCGTTCGGAAGTGCGTCAAGACAAAGAGTCAGAGTGGGTTGTTGGGCATCCAGAGATCCGGGTTTTCGCCCGCATCCCTGGCGAGCCGCCGCGCGCGTTGAGGGTCGCTTTTGACAAGGGCGGAAATGGCCGAGATGTTGCGCTCGCCGGCGGCGTTGCGCCGGAAGGGGTTTTGGCCCCGCGGCGCTCCGTCGGCGTCGATCGTGTCTTCGCGGAACATCGCCTCGCCGATCGCGTGGAAGGCGCGGGCGATCTGCGGATCGGTCAAAGCGCCGTCGGGCAGAAGGATGCCCTTCTGCTTGTACGCATCGACCAAACCGAGCTTCTTCATCGCCCGGTTGGCGACCTCGAGCTTCTGGCGAAAGCCGTCGCTGTCGGTCGGCCCCCAGTCGCGCACCAACTCGTCATGCGTTGCTTCCACCGAGCGCGACAGCGCCGCCTGCTGCTGCGCAGCCTGCTCGGCCATGTAGCCGACGAAGCGGTCGTGATAGGCCTGCGCGATCTTCGGGCTGGCGCCCGCTTCGACCGCCCAGGCTTTCGAGGCATTGGCGAGCTCGTCCGAATAGGCGAAGTTTTCCGGCAGGTTGTCGGGCCGCCGGTACTCGACCTTCTCGGCCGAGGTCAGCGGACGCATCGCCTCCGGCAATCTGGAATGGAACCTGTCCCATTCCTCCTTCGGCGCGTCCTTGCCAGGAACGCGCAGGCTTTCGCCCTGCTGGCGTTCCAGTTCCGCATAGGATGTGAAAACCCGGTCGAGGCTTTCGGCCTTGGTCCAGCCCTTGGCTTCAGCGAGCTTGCGGTTGCCTTCGGAAAGACCGTCAAACCAACTTCTGCCGGCCGCCGGGGCGGACCCGTTGTCCCCGGAAGCCGGAGGCGTCGCCAGGTTGCCCGCCGGCCGCGAAGCCACGGACCCGGCCTCTGCCAGATCTGTCATGATTGAGATTCCTTTGTTGAGATATTCTAAGACGTGGACGGAGGAGCGCCGGCGGCGCAGCTGCCAATCTCCCCCCAAGTGGGGGAGATGGCCGGCAGGCCAGAGGGGGGCGCGAAGGAACGCGACCTATCGCCTTCGTCATCCTAGGGCGGAGCGAGGAGCGTAGCGACGAGCGCAGACCCGAGGATGACGAAGTGCAGGGATGCGGCAATACGAGCATGAAGGCGCCGGCGGGACAGCGCCCCCCTCTGCCCTGCCGGGCATCTCCCCCACAAGGGGAAGATCAGCACTTCGAGCGCCTATGCGTTATCGCCCCAGTTCTCCCACAGCAGCGTGATCGTCCCCGTCACCGCGAGCGTGCCGTCGGCGTCGATATCGGTGCCGGTTGCAAAGGCGAGGTTGAGATAGAGATCGACCGGCGTCACTGTCCCGTCGAGCGTCGAGGCGGCGGCGATATCGGCGATTGAGGCGGAAGAGAGCGCAGCTCCGGCGCCGTCCAGCGTGCGGGCGGTGGAGGCCAGCACATTGACCATGGTGCCGGCGAGCGTGGCGCTGGACGCCGCCACCGAACCCAGCGACCAGGTGAGCGCGGCGTTGTCGTTGATGGTGGATGCGCGCGTGGTCAGCACCGCGAATTGCAGCCTGGCCGTGCCGCCCTTGATGCGCACCTTGCCGTCGGTGAAATCGAAAATCTTCTGGCTCGCATAGGCGAGCGCATCGGTCACCGGCACCTGCATGCCGGCGAAGGTGAAGACGGTGCGGTAGGAACCGCCCTGCCCGCTGGTCACGGCCTTGAGGCCGAGCTTGGGCGGCGCAAGGCCCGCCTCGCGGGCAGCGGCGCGGGCAAGGGTTCGGGGAAGTCCTCGGGTCAT